AAACAAACAGTTACCTTATCTGACGGAACGATAATCAAATATACGATTACGAGCAAAGGCAGACAGGTAATTATCCCGAAAGAACATTCAGATAGAGCCGACCAACTTTATCTTGAAGCCGACCTATTAATCAATAAACAGGAGTCCGACAATGAGTCAAGATAAAAAGTATCAAGGTTTAGATGCCTATATAAAATTTAACTATGAAGATAAAGAGTTACTTCTTCAATCAGAATCTTTTTGGACGGGCGATACTCCAATAGGTATTAACGAATCTTTTTGGACAGTTGAACATTTTAAAGAAAGATGTATTGAACATATTAAAGAAAATTTTGAAAATTTTATAAAGATAGAAATATACGAACAAGAAAACGAAGAATATATAGATTTAAACAAGGAGTCCGACAATGAGTAAATTTTATGGTGCTACTTTAGAACCCTATGCAGGTGAAGATGAATATGAAGATTTTATTTATGATCTTGAATACTTTAATAAATATATTGGCAAAGAAGTTTGTGTTAAAGGTTATAACTTAAATTGGAGAGGTGTTAATGGAGAAAAAGTATTTCTGTTTAACAATATAAAACAGATATACAGAGAGTTAGTTAATACTAATACAGACTTTAGTTTTGATATAAGTAAGACTAGAGGGAGAAATACCTATAAAGCAACATCATCTAACCATGATTGTAATAGTAGGTTTAGTTTAAGTTTTAGAAAGGAGTCCGACAATGAACGATAAAATGACAGTAACCTTTTACAGAAAAGAAACTACTTGGTTTGGCTACGAAGTAGAAGTTGATGCTAAAACTAATGAAGAAGCTATAGAAAAAATAAAAGATTCTGATTACGAAGAAATAGAAACTGTAGACGAAGAGTGTGACGGAGTTGACGGATATGGAGTCTTTTACTTTCCCGACGGAACAGAAATAGATGAAAGAGATTAAAACTATGAACGATAATATAAACCCGACCTATTACCGCAAAGGAATAGAAGTAACCGACTTTATAATGGAATACGAACTAGACTACTGTTCGGGCAACGTGATCAAGTATCTTGTCCGACAAGGTAAAAAGAACCCGAATGGCTTAGAAGATCTAAATAAAGCTAAGTGGTATCTAAACCGACTAATTAAACAAATGGAGAACAATAATGAAAATTAATTTTTCTAAAAGAGACTTGGAAGTTTGTTTGCACGCTAGTAATTATTTTGATGAAGCACCTGAACAATTTGATNNACCTGATTACAAAGGAGATTACGANCAATGGCAAAAAACTAAAGAAAAATTATGGAAGGCTATAAAACAAATGGAGAATAACAATGNNTNAACAATATGAAGAAGAAATGTATGTAAATGTTTTAAATATAAAATTTTATGTATGTGATGAAGAAGGAAATGNACTGTTAGATGAAAACGGATTTGTTAAGGAATTTCAGTTTGAAGGAAGATTGAAACCTTTAGAATATCTTTGCGAAGATATGACAATAGATGANCTTACCGAAATACAACAGGAGAATAACAATGGAAGACAATCTAAGAGAGGTGGTGCTAATGACTGAACTTAATCAACCTGACCATATAGTTTCTCTAGCCACTAGCAGTTTGTTGGTGAGTGTAGATGTGAATGTATGGACAGCAACCAAGCAAGACAGGGGTATNTCTAACGAGGTAACCACGTCAAAGAAAGCTGATGAGGGTGCNGGTAAGTTTGTGAAGTATTTGTTCGCTAACAACGAGCAACATAAAAAGATTGTGAACCACCGCCAAGCTATATACAAATGGCTCAAGCAATCTACTTACCGATGGAACGATAGCCAAGACTTGATACCTACGACAAACTTAATTTCTTTCAAGGAAGAATATGCTAGTCTTAAAGATACCTTCGATGGATTAGTTGAGGATTTTGTGAGTAAGTATCAGACATTGGTATCTGACATGGCATTCAAGCACGGTGATATGTTTGATGTGAATGACTACCCTGACATTGAACACGTAAGGGATAAGTTTGCTATCAATCTATATGTATCGGAAGTACCAAGCCATGACTTTAGATGTCGTATATCTGAGGATATAGCAAGGGACTTAAAGCAAGAGTATCAACAACAAGCCGAAGAGATTGTAAACAATGTCGTTACCCAACAGACAGAGAGGGTGCTAGATGTAATGCAAAGTATCTCTCATTGTTGTGGTGTTGTTGAACGTAATACAAGTAAGGGTGAGGTGATAACAATTAAACGTGCTATCTATGATGTAACCTTTGACAAGGCGAAAGCATTGATAAACACGTGTAAAGAATTCCAACCTATTAAGAATGAGATGTCTAAAAAACTTGATGATGCTATCAAAGACTTAGACAAATCATTGGGTGGAGTAACAACGGAACTACTAAGAGAGAGTGATGCAGTAAGAGATAAGGTGAAGTCGAACATTGATAACATCCTATCTAAATTTAATTAATCATTCGCTAATCAGCGAAAGGGAGATAAGTAATGAGAGTAACCATTAATGAACTACGTACTACCATACCATTGATAGCGACAACCTTGACCCCAATCATTCAGAGTGAGCCGGGCGTAGGTAAGACATCTTTACTTAAAATGATTGAGGAAGATATGGGTGACAAGTATGACTACATCTATGTTGATTGTCCGGTGAAAGATATGTCTGATATTGCTATGACTATACCGAACCATGACACCAAGACACTAGAGAACTATGTTGGCTCTATCTTCAAACTTGATAGTGATAAGCCTAAAGTTATATTGCTAGATGAGTTTATGAAAGCACCAAAGTTACTACAGGTTATCTTTACTAGGCTTATGCTTGAGAGAACTGTAGGTGATATACCTTTACCAAAAGGTTCAATGGTGTTTGGTACATCTAACAATCAGAGTGATGGGGTAGGCGATACGATGTTGGCTCATGCCGGTAATCGTGTGTGTATATTTCAGATGCAAAAACCTGATGTNGATAGTTGGCTTGAGTGGGCAGGTAACAATGGGGTACATCCATTGATACGAGCNTTCGTCCATACCTTTCCAAAATGTTTACATAGTTACCTTGATGATGGGCAAGAGAACAACCCATATATATTCAAGCCAAGTAAACAGATGTTATCTTTTGTATCACCACGTTCATTAGCGTTAGCATCTACCATCATTGAACATAAAGATGAGATAGGTGAGAATGCTACATTGTGTGGACTGACTGGTACATTGGGTGAGAGTGCGAGTAGAGACATGGATGCTTTCTTGAGACTAGAGAAAGAACTACCTACCTTTGATGAGATAGTGAAGAGTCCGGATACAACACCGGTGCCGGAAAGTATATCGGCTCAGTTGTTTCTTATGTTTCAAGCATCCGACAAAATTAAATCACCATCTGATTTGACTGCGGTTATGAAGTATATAAAACGTATTGGTAGTGAAGAGATACAAGCAACCTTTTTCACTATGATAATGAGACACCATACTTGTCAGAAGTTTGCAAGAGGTAATCAAGAAGTTGCTAAGTGGTGTACATCTAACCATGTGTTATTTTAATCTGTCGCTAATCAGCGACAATAGGGGAGAGATATGAGTATAGAGACAGCAGAAGTATCAGTAAAGAAAGCTACCATATGGCTTATGAGACAAAAAGAAACTGCTTTGTATTCCGGTGTGATGTTGATGGGTGATAACAAAGTAGTGGATGATTGTGACACCGCATGTACGGATGGGGTGAATAAGTATTATGGCAGAAAGTTTATTGAGGGGTTAAGTAAGTATCAGGTGCGGGGACTGGTGATGCACGAGACAGAACATTGTGCATTGAACCATCCGGTACGGTTTAAAAATCAGATGAAGAAAAACCCTGAACTAACTAACATAGCATGTGACTATGTGGTGAACGACATTATCAATCACTTAGATATATATGAGAGTGATAACCAAACTAAATCCGTATCATTACCGGAGGGGGCATTCTATGATGTGAAGTACCACGACTGGAGTGTGAATGATGTCATTAAAGATTTGGAAAAGCAACAGAAAGAAAACCCTAAAGAGTTTCAAAAGAAACATGGTAAGGGTTCGCTTGATGAACATGACTTTACTAAATCTATGACACCGCAGGAAGTAAAAAAACATACTGAGAAAGTAGACGCTGCCTTACGCGAAGGAAGTATGTTAGCCGGAAAGCTAGGGGGTAAAACACCTCGTGCTATTTCTGACATGTTAGAGCCTAAAGTTAGATGGCAAGATGTGTTAAGAGATTTTGTATCAGCATCGATTAGGGGTACGGATGAGTTTACATGGCGGAGGTTTAACAAGCGTATGGTGGCAAACAATCTCTACCTACCATCCTTAGAGAACGAAACGATTGGTGAGTTGGTGGTAGCGATTGATACGTCCGGTTCGATAGGTGCTAGAGAACTATCAGTATTTGTTACTGAGTTGGTATCTATATGTGATGTAACCTCTCCGGATAGAGTGAGAGTTATATGGTGGGACTATGAAGTGCATGGTGAACAAGTGCTTGAAGATTATACCAACCTTGCACATGTGCTTAAACCTAAAGGGGGTGGAGGTACTAAGGTCTCATGTGTTAGTAAATATATTAATGACAACAATATCAATGCAGATGCCGTTATTGTTTTCACTGATGGATATGTAGAGCCGAAGATTCAGTGGGATATATCTTCCCCTACATTGTGGGTGGTAACAGAAAGTAGAAGTTTCAAAGCACCAAGTGGCAAAGTAGTAAAGTATGAAGATAATTAAACTTTTTAATCATAGGAGTAATTGTAATGGAAGAGAATAATTTTATTAAGTTGCAAGATGATGTATGTGATTTACTCGAAAAGTTTGGTGTGCCTGACTACACCGAACACGAAAAGAGTGACAAATTGTTGGGTGAAATACACGACATAAGGCTTGGATTAGAACATGATATTGACCGATTAATTATTGAATATGGAGAAAAATAATGAGCTACCAAGAAACTGATAAAGATGTAGAAATTGTTGAGGCTAATCATTTTCAAACAGGGGAATATGCAGATAGTTATGAAGATGTAAAAGAGAGATTTGAGGGTGAGATGTACCACAAGGAAACCATTAATTATCAAGGTAAAGAAGTNGAATACGAAATATTTTGTATGCCCTATGATGACGGAGTCCATATCGAGTATCAGGATTTTATAGACAAGAAGATACTAGAGGGAGGATTTTGGGAAAAGACAAGGCAAGAGTGGAAAGATATTGACTATGACTATCAAGGGGTATTCAAAGAAATCATAGCAGACCAAATTCAGTACTTAACTAAGGAGGAAGCGTAATGAAAGGACTTAAGATTGATAAGGACGATATGTTAGATACAGACGGAGTAGAGTACGAGGACTACTCAGCAACATTTAAAGGTAAGGAAGTAGTCGCAAGAGTTTCGATTGAAAGAAAAGATAGGGGCGAGGTAGACATCAAAAGGTATTGGGAAACTGTTGAAATTGTTGGGGAGGTGGCGTAATGACTATCCAATATTATTCAAGGAAGTGCGATTGTTGTGGCAAAGGTATGGAGGAGGG